GCAGCGTTTGCAGGTTTCTTTTTGTTAACGGATATACCGTATGAACCGAGTACGCCACTGGTCAAGCCAGCTAAAAATGCGCCATCATTACGGATTTTGTCCATGTATCCTAAAGTCATCATTGCTAAAGACCATACAAGAATCATAAAACGTACAGCATGACCAAAGAGTTCACCCCAATCCGTTCCCTCTTTTTCTTCTTGTTCTTCCATAGTTATCTACTTAGGGCTATTATTAATATAGACATAAACAAAAGATAATGGTAGAAGTAGCAGCAGCAGTAGGTGGAGCTTTCTTAACAGCATGTTTTGTTTCAGTAGGTTCTGTATCTTATAGAGGTAGACAATCTAGGGATGATCTTGTACGTAATACAACAGCAATAGAATTATTAACAACAAAAATAGATGATATGCATGATGACATGAAAGAGGTTTTTCATAGACTTAAAGAAGTAGAACTTGCTGTTGCAGAAATTAAGCCTAGAAGGTAAAAAGGCCACCTATGCTTTGCAATGGGGATCAGGTAGCCTAGATGACCAATTTTAATTTAACGCTTACAATTAGTTTGTAAAGTAAAACAAACTATGTACAAGATTTTAAAACCTATTCTTGTAAGGTTCTTATCAACTACTGCGGTGAAGCGTTTGATAATTGACATACTGCGAGAAACAATTGTTAAGCAGACCTCGAACACGTTGGACGATAAATTAGTTGATCTGCTTGAGCAAAATTTATTTCCAAAATTAAATTAGACAATAAAAACCCCCTTATGGGGTTAAGTCGGGAGATCGATCAAGTCCAACACTTGCCCTGTCTTTCCTATGTGTTGCTATAGGTTTTGTATAACTTTCAAGTAAGAAGTTCCAAGAAACTTACTATCAGGCTTCCCGACTGTGTTTATCTGTTTACCTCCTTACAAGCTAGTTCTATACCTGCATTACAATCTGTTACTGTCATGTCATATAGAGTTGATGTAAGGGCTGTATAAAACAAACCTGACGCTGCTAACAGCATTAAAAAATTAGACATTTGGAAAACCTCTCGGTGTTGTGTACTCTTTTAATATATATCTAAGGTATACCCCTGTCAACATATTAATCTCGCATATTGTTCGATAGTCATAACAACACGCCAGTTATCACCTTCTGCACATCCTGGTCTTTTATTAAACCTAACCATAGTAATAGCATGGTCTACATTTGCATTTAATCTTTGCTGTTCTGCTTCTCTAGGTTTTCTAAGTACTGCATCACTTTTATTCTTCATATCTGTAACTTGCACAATCGTATTAGGAATACCAACAAGGTCACCTTTATCTTTTTCCATACCTGCGCCAAAACGTCTTTCAACAATATGCCCTGTGGCTGCTGTTAAGTATATACAGGCTTCTCTTTCTGCCCTATCTCCTTTATTTTTTTGTGGATTCATTTATTTAATTCATTTATTTGTTTTTTTATAGCTTCATATTCAACTATATATTCCTTAGTTTTAAATTCTGATTCATGCGTAAACATAAAACGATCATTTAATTCACCTAACTGTTTATATAAATCTTCTATCATATTTAGTTTTTTTGCTCTAAATTCTTTTGTTAGTGCATCTTCTTCTTGAGGTTTTTTAGTCCATTCAGCTACTAAAGTAATTAATTCTTTAATGCGTTTAAACGCCTGTTCTACTCTTTCTGTTCTTTTCATCTAATTGCCCATGTAAAACCTGTTTCTATTTTAAGTGCTATACCTTCTTCTCTTTCCTGTTGTTCTCTATCTTCTATAGCTATTGTTATATCTTTTTTATAACTAATCAATTCATTACTATATTGCCATTTTTCAGGTTTTCTTCTTCTTTCTGCCTTAATACCATCAATTTCAAATCTAGTCATAATAATACTATCTTGATAATACTTTTCTAGTACCATTTTTTTTTCTGTTATTTGCATATCTATTTCTTTTTTCTGTAGTTGCAGTACTTTTAACTGCCTTAATAATTGTTCTGGTTGTATGTTCATAATTAAAATGTAAATTCTGAATATTCTTGTGGTTTCCAATCATCAGGTAAATGGTATAACCATTCAAGAAACATTCTTGCAGCGTTCATAACTTGACGATCATCAAACTTAGCTAACCATTCTTCTCTGTCTATTTTTTCTAGTTCTTCTTCAAATGACATAATTTTTTAGTACCATTTTCTTTAGTATGGGGTATACCCTATTGTTATGCAAGTTATATTTCAATATTAGCTTTTTTTAAAATATATACTTCTTACTGCTTCATAATCAAACATACATTCAGCAGGGTTATATTCCTGTGTTTTAATGCCATCTGGTGTTATATAAATTACTCTACAGGTAGAAAGTGTTATAGATGGATAGTTTTGATTTAATAACGATACATAACCACCTATTTGTAATCTATGGTTTTTCTTTCTGTATTTAGCTTGTGTTTTAAAATCAGCTAAACATAATGCACCTGTTTCTTTATGTTGTAAAACTGCATCTAAACTACCTGCTATATCTCTTTTTCTATCTACCATCCGTAATTCGTTAGCAACACAATCCCATGTATCCCACATACGATAATTAATTAAATGTTTTACCCATTGCCTATATTCTTTAGCATACGCTAGTGCTAGTGTTACATCTTTTGTTTCACACCATATTTGTACTGCTTCATGTATTGTTGTACCCCTTTCTGCTGCTTTTTCCATATTCTTACTGACAAAATCACTTGTTCTAATAACATCACTAACAGACCTGGCTACATAACATTTACGCTTTAAATCGTAATACTTGTGTGGTTCTGGATAAAACTTTACAAAAGGATCTTGTATAAGAATATCTTTAATTTTGCTTTTCATATTCAACAGGATCAAAAGTTATTTTACCTGTAAGACTATTTCTATATTTTGGTAGTTTATGTATAGGTATTGACGGTTTTGCACCAGATGAAGTACGCAGTATACGTTTCCATTTTCCTGTACCTAATTCCCTTTCATAACCCATACCTATAAACCAACCATCAGGCGGTGTATCTAAATCTTTTTCTGTAATAAGACCTTTTTTAACCATTTTACGTAATGTTCTAATGCCACTACCACCAAATAAACTTTCCATTAAATTAAATTCCCCATGTCATCAAACTGTACAATCTTTTGGTTAGGGTGTGGTTTATTTTCTTCAACAAAATTTTTATTATTAATTTTGCTAATTGATTCATAATTTTTTATAGTGCAGCCCTTCCATGTACCTGCAAGTATCCCTGCTTCTAACTGATCTCTTAAAACCTTTTCACCATACTTTTCTATAAACTTCCTATATTCTGTTATTTGTTGTTTCCATGCCTGTATTGACTTACTACCTTTTTTAACCTTCCAAAAGTCATCTATAGGAGTTTGTAAGTGTAATAAATCATCAGGTATTATCTTTTCTTGTTTTTCTTTTTTATTAATTTTTTCTTTTTGTTCTTTTCTTTCTAAACCCTTCTTGTCTAATTCTTTATCTTTATGTATATATAGTGCCATATTTTTGTCATTTTTGCATCTTACATTGTAAGCATCTTCTAAAAGTAAATTTAAAAAAGCAGTAGTTGTAATGTATTTAGGCTTTATTTCTAGAATCTTAGTAATAAGTTCCATGTCCAAAGCTGGCCTTAAAGTGTTCATAAGTTGTCAATAAAATAAACAATATTTGTACATTAATAGACCATTTAAAAACCAATGAATCAACGTAACGCTATATGGATTGTATTAAATCTTTACAAACACTATATATATGTTATTGTTAGCACATAAGTCTACTAATGCTATGTCCTGTACATTAGCTGATAAAAATAGACGTAAAAAACTGCTTAGAAGTCAGTTGCAAGGAATTAATGACCCTTTTGATTTACTAGCAGACGTATTAGCTGATAATGAACGATTAAGACATATTGTAAACAGTTGTGATTGTCATAAGGGTAAACCCTAGATATACTAAAAAAATATATTTAATATTATGGCTTTGCTTCTTTTTATTCCAAAAAATAAAACAAAAAAAATGACAGCTAAAGATTGGTACAATGTTGCAAAAAGAGAATGTTGGACTAATGAACAACTAGGTAAACAAATTATTGAAGCTGCAAAACAACTTAATGACTAAAGAAATAACTCTTGCACTTACTAAGTTTATTCAACAAGTAGGCACAATAGAAGAAAAAGATAGCGCACAATTCGGTAAGTTTGCTGACCTTTCTACTGTACTTGCAACAATTAACCCTGCTTTAGCTGCTAATGGCCTTGCTGTTATTCACACAACAAAGATATATGAAGATAGAAACGTATTAGTAACTAACCTAATGCATACATCAGGTGAAGTAATAACATCTGAATATTTATTACCTATTGCTAATAATGTTAGAGGTAATCCCATGCATGCAGAAGGCGGTGCTTTAACTTATTTTCGTAGATATTGTGAATTAGCAATACTAGGACTTAATGCTGGTATTCCTGATAATGACGGTGATTTTGCAGATCCTAAAACAACAAAAGTTACATCAATAACAAAAAACAAGGCAGTTGGCATGCCTACTTTATTAGATGATGAAACTAAAAAATATTACTTACAGATAGTAGGTAAGTTATTAATTAAAGATAAAAAGCTATACAACACACTTGCAGATGCTTTATATATTGAATTTGATTTTGATAGGAATAAAAAATTATCAGAAAATATAACCCTTCCAAAGCACGTTACTTTTATAGAAGAATGGATTGCAGCTAACCAATGACTAATGATTCTTTTAAAACAAGACCAGATAATGTTGCAGCTTCTAATTGGAAAAACCGCTTTCTGGTATCTTCTAAGCTTACTCCTGTTAATTACAAAGCATTTAGAGAGTTTTGCAAAGAAAACAATTTTTCCTATTCATCAGGTATTAACAACCTGATAGCCACTTATTTAACTAATCACAATGTTTAATGTATCAATCGCAGGGCGTTTAACTAAAGACGCTGAATATAAAAAAGCAGGTGCTTATGATTTAGCATTTTTCACAATAGCCGTATCACATGGCAGAGATAAGACATCCTTTATTGATTGCCAGGTATGGGGTAAAAGATGGGAATTAATAGTAGAAGCCTATAAAAAAGGTAGCCTTGTAGCAGTATCAGGTGATGCTGAATATACAACCTATGAAACAGAAGATGGACAAAAAAGAAAGCAATTAAGGGTTAATGTAAACAATTTTGTATTGCCAGAGAAGCGTGAGCAAACACAAGAGGCTACACTAGATACAGCTACTATCCCTTTTTAGTGTCAATAAAATTAAATATTAAATCAGAACTACCTACTGCTATAAAGTGGACTAACCAACATACTAAACAATTACCTTATTCTATAGCTCAAGCAATAAACGCTTCTGTACAAGGCTCTAAATTTATAGCAGGTAGTAAACAAAAGTCTGCATTAAATACACTTGCAGGTTCATCAAGACGATACCTAGACAAACCTAAACCATCTACACAGAAAGGTTTTAGGGCAACAGTAGCTAAGAAGTCTACACTAACATCTGTTATCACACCTAAAGATAGACCATATAACCAGAATAGATATTTAAGTGGTAGCATCCTAGGTGGATATAACAGACAGAAGTATGATGCATTATTTGTTAGACATAGCACAGCAAAGAATATTCCATCTGACTCAAGACTTGTACCAACACCTGCAGTTAAGCGTGATAAGTATGGCAACATAACTAAGACAACTATCAACAAATTATATAAATCTATTGGCACAGGTAACACAAGTGGTAACAATATATTCATAGGTAAACCAACAGGCGGTAGTAGGCCAGCAGGTGTATATAGAAGGGAAAGAAACTTTAAACTACGTCCATTGTTTATTGCGCAATCTGCTGTAAGTTACAACGCTATATTCCCTGCTAAGAAAGAAGCAGAAGGAGCTATAACAAAAACATTCGGCCTATACCTTAGAAGGCAGCTACAAGTTAACGTATCTAAGGAGATTAAACGCAAACAATAGGTTCTTCCTAGCTATATCAACGTGGGTCATCCGAAGG